GGGGGCCTTCGGGGGCGAGGACGCCATCGAGGACCTGATCGCTTTGGTGCGCGGCGTGGTCATGGCCGACCCGACGATTACGGGCTCGGTGCACTCGGCCGCGCCCGACACCCAGCGCAACTGGCGCGCCGTCAAGATCGGCGGCGCGGACTTTCTCGCCGCCGACCTGTTACTCGAAATCGCAATGTGAGAAAGGTTGAACCATGGTGACCAAGACTGACGACCCGCCTGAGGTATCCCTCACCGCGGTGGGCGACCCGCCCGACATCACGGCCGCGCCGCTGATCCTCAACAACGCATATTTCGAGCTGACCGGGGTCAACCTGCGCTGCCTGGTCAAGCACCTCGAGGTCACCCCCGAGAACAAGCTGGTCACCATCACCACCTTCTGCTCGGAGACCGACTACCCGGGCAGCACCAAGTGGCACCTGCGTGTCACGTTCAACCAGGCCTTCGCGGCCGGGGCGGTCTATGACACGCTCAACGCCGCCTACCAGGCCTACCAAACCAGTGGGACCCCGGCGGCCTTCAAGGCCCGGGGGTACGCCAACAAGGTGGTCGGGGTCGGCAACCCGTCGATCTCGGGCTTCGCCATTCCCCAGCCCTTCCCGCTCTTGACCGGCGACGCCGGGGCGGCCTCCGAGGTCCAGATCGACTGGAACCTGACCACGCCGCCCAGCGTCGACTCGGGAGCCGTGGTGGCCACCGGGGCCAGCACCGGCGCGCCGGGGTTCTACACGCCCTCGGGAGCGAACGTGCCGGCCAACCTGGCCGCGCTGAGCGGTATCACGGCTTCACCGGCCACGGCCTGGGCCACGGGCCAGTACGTCATCACCGCCGACCTGCTGGCCAATCACTGGACCGGGACGGCCTGGGCGGCCGGCAAGGCGTGATGACCACCACCCAGACCGTCGTCCTGCTCATCGAGGTGGGCGTGATCGCCGGCGTGGCCGTGTTGTCATGGCTCGGCGTCGGTCGGCGCCCCTGATGGCCACCGCCCCCCAGGTCGCCGTGCTCGGCCTGCGCTCGCTCATGCGCGACCTGGCCAAGGCGTCGGACCCCCGCGCCGGCGCCATCTTGGACCAGATGAAGACCGCCGGGGCGACGGCCGCCGCGCCGGTGGCCGAGCGGGCCCGTTCGTCGGTGCCCATCGACGAGAACTCACCGCACCCGGGCCAACTGGCTGCCGACGTACGCATCACGTCCTCGCGCTCGGGCGCCGCGGTGCGCATGGGCCGGGCCGGCGTTCCCTACGCCGGCCCGGTCGACTTCGGTGGCTACCCGGCCGGGCGGCCGTTCATCTCGACGGGGCGCTACCTCTACCCGGCCGCCGAGGCGCTGGCCGACCCGGTGCTCACGTTGTACTCAGCGGCCATTCAAAAAGCGTTCGGCGCCTACAACTGGACCAACGAATCCGGCGATCCGGCGGCCATCCATGACTGACGAACCGCTCGAGGCGCCCGAGGTCGCCCTGCCGACGCTGATCGGGGTGAGCACCGCCTTCAGCTCGCGCCTGCCCTCCCAGCGGGTCATGGACCTGTTGGCCCGGGCCGAGGGCGGGGTCAGCTTCGGGGAGTTGGCCCAGTCCCAGCCCTTCCGCATCGTGGCGTTCCGGGCCCTGCTGCGCGACTTCCCCGAGCGTGACCCGACCTCGCTGTGGCTGCACGCCTATGACGTCGAGGTCGAGGTGGCCGAGGAAAACCCTACGAACGGGAAGTCGCCGACGCCCGTGCTCGGTTCTGCCGGTTCTGGCGCATGACGCCGCGCCAGCTCGACGAGGTCAGTGACGCCGACTTCGCCGGCATGGTCCGCATTATGCAGATCGAGGCCGACGAGGTGGCCAAGCTCTCCAAGAAGCCCTAGATGGCCGGCCCGTCCATTGTCGTCCGGGTCCTGGGTGACCTGACCGGCCTCGGGTCGTCCTTCGACAAGACGGCCGCCCAGGGGCAGAGCGCGGCGACCAAGATGCACAGCGCCTTCTCGGGCGCGCTGGGCACGCTCAACCAGGCCGGCGTCCTCGGGCCGTTCGGGGCCTCGCTCGCCACCGCCGACGCGGCCATCCAGACCATGGCCGGGCACGCCAAGTCGATCGGGCCGATCATGCAGGGTGTCGGCGGCGCCGCGCTCGGGGTCGGCCTCGCCCTCCAGGCCGCCGGCTCCAAGGACGCCGCCGCGCACGCGCAGCTCCAGGCCGCCATCGGGGCGACGGGCAAGTCCTATGACGACTACGCCGTCAAGATCGAGGCGTCCATCAAGCACCAGGAGAACTTCGGCAACACGGCGGACGAGACCCAGAACGCCCTCAAGACACTGACCCAGGCCACGCACGACCCCGGCGAGGCGCTGAGCCTGTTGTCGACGGCGGCCGACCTGGCCGCCACCAAGCACGAATCGCTCGACACGGCGGCGAGCCAACTGGGCAAGACCTACAACGGCTCGAGCCGGCTGCTCAAGCAGTTCGGCGTCGACACCGACGGCACCGGGACCAAGCAGCAGAAGCTCCAGGCCGAGCTGGCCTCGTTGTCCAAGATCCTGAGCGGCCAAGCTTCGGCCGCGGCGGGCACCTTCACCGGGCACCTCGATTCCATCAAGGCCAAGGTCGAGGACCAGGTGGCGGTGTTCGGGCAGAAATGGGGGCCGGCCATCACCGCGGCGGGCATCGCTGTCACCGCGCTGGGCACGCTGGTGGAGGTCACCGGCGGCATCATCAGTTTCTTCCGGGACTCCGAGATCCTGGCCACGGTGTGGACCTACGCCTTGGGTACGGCCATGACCGTGCTCGACGCCGCCCTCGACGCCAACCCCATCACCTTGTTGGCCATCGCCATCGGCGTGGTGCTCGTCGGCGCCGTGGTGCTCATCATCACCCACTTCAATGAGTTCAAGAGAATCGTCGAGGACGTCTGGAAAGTGGTGGTCATCGCCTTCGACGACATCAAGCGGGTGATCATGGACGTGGTCAACTGGATCACGGCCAACTGGCCGTTGCTGCTGGGCATCTTGACCGGGCCCATCGGGCTGGCCATCTATTTCATCGTCACCAACTTCGACACCCTGGTCGGCTACGTGACCGGTCTGCCCGGCCGCATGGCCAGCGCCGCCGCCGGCATGTGGGATTGGGTCTCGCACGGCCTCAAGGCCGTCGTAGACGACGTGGCGAATATTTGGAACTCCACTGTCGGCTCACTGCACTTCTCACTGCCGGGCTGGATTCCGGTTATCGGCGGCGACAGCTTCTCCATGCCGACCATTCCCCACCTGGCCCAGGGCGGGCTCATCACGCAGAGCGGCCTGGTCTACGCGCACGCCGGCGAGGCCATCACCCCGATCCCGGCGAACATCGGCGCCGGCGGCCCGGCCGTCAGCATCCAGAACGCCCACTTCGCCACCGAGCTCGACGTCGACACCTTCATGCGCCGGGCGGCCTGGGTGGCGCGGACCAGGCAGATGGTCCGGGCATGACGGTGACCGCCCCGCCCTGTGTGCGTACGGCCTGGCTCACCATGGGCGCGTTGTCGGTGCCGCTCGAGAACGCCGCCGCCGGCTACTTCTGCCCGTCGCTCGACCTGGGCTCTCCGGTGGTGCGCGACGTGACGACGCCCCGGCCCGACCAGCACGGCCTCGATGACCGGACCATGTACTTCGGCGGCCGTAGCGTCCAGGCCAACGTCAGCGCGCTGAGCGGTGCCGGCGCCCAGATCGACGCCGTGGCGTCCATGTTCGCCCCGTTCATGGTGCCCGGTTCGCCGGTGCAACTGCACCTCGTCTTGGACCGCCCCGGCGCCCCCGAGCGCGTGCTCACCATGCGCGCCGAGCAGTACGACTTCCCCATCGCCGGCCCCTATCAGCGTGACATCTCGATGCAGTGGATCGCGGCCGACCCGCGGCTCTATGACCCGAGCGTGCAGAGCGCTACGAGCTGGTCCGGTTCGACAGGGTCGGGGCGGGTCTACAACCTGACCTTCCCGCGCATTTACCCGACCGGTGGGGCGATTGTCAACGCCACGATCATCACGCACGGTGACCTGGGCTGCCAACCGCTGCTGCGCATCTACGGGCCCATCACCACGCCCAAGGTGACGTTTCACACCCTGGTGGCCAACACGCTCTTCCAGGTCTGGGGCACCGCCGGCTTCGCCATCGCTCCGGGCCATTTCGTGGCCATCGACACCGCCCAGCGCACCGCCTACATGGACGGGGACCCGGCCCAGAACGTGCTCGGGTCGATCGATTGGCTCAACACCATCTGGCCGGTCATCCCGCGCTCGCCCGACGGAGCCACCATGACGCTTTCGGGCGACCCGGCCGGCGGCGTCATGACCGGCGTCACCCAGGTTCAGGCCACGTGGCAGGACGCCTTCTTGTGGTGAGCACGCTCGAAGAGCCGACGACGGTCGCCGCCCCGGGCACCTTCCCTGCACCGCCGGGCCGCGGGCGTTGGCGCCTGACCCTGCACCGCCGGCAGTTCTCCGCTCTCAACTGGCAGTCCACCCTCATCACCGAGCTGCCCCGGGCCCGGGCGCGCAAGCTGGTCCAAGCCTGGGACAGCACGGCCGAGCTGACCTTCACCCTCGACGGCAAAGCGCCCTCGGCTCAACAGGTCACTGAACTGACCCAGGACGTCATCGCCTGGCGCTGGGACGACACCGTCGGCGTCGACCGGCCGGTCTTCCGCGGTGTTATCGACGCCGCCGAGGACGACCTCGACGAGCAGTCCCATGTGGTCAACCTGACCTGTCACGACTACGCCTCGATGCTCGGCCGGCGGATCCTCTGGGGCACCTGGGGCGTCACCGCCACCGACCAGGACACCCTCGCCGCCGACCTGCTGAACCTCGCCACGACACTGGCCCAGAGCACCTCTGGCACGGTGTTCGGGGCCGGGGCCTACCTGCCGCTGAGCATCTACCTGGCCAACCCCGACGGGACGGTGCGCGGTACGGCGAGCGGGCAGCTGCGCGACCGCACCTACTACGGCAACCAGGTGCTCGGCGCCGCGTTCGACGACCTGGCCAAGGTCATGGGCGGCTTCGATTACGACGTCTTGGCCCTCGGCGGGGTCGGCATGGGGACGGCGGCGACGACCGACCAGCTGCGCATCTTCTATCCCGCCCAGGGTGTGGTGCGCACCAGCCCGGCCCTCGTCTACGGCTCGAGCATCTCGGCGCTCAAGCGCCAGGTGGTGAGCAGCGACTACGGCAACTACTGGCGCGAGCTCGGTAACAACAGCTCGAGCGACCCCGCCGCGGCCCAGTACGTTGGCGAGGCCTGGAACGTCGACGCCGGCGGCAGCGCCGTCGGGCTCTGGGCCAACGGTGACAACCAGTCCGACGTGAATCTGATCCCGACCCTGGTCCAAGCCGCCCAGGGCAACCTGAACCGCCACGGCGTGCTGATCCCGGTCTACACGCTCACGCTGCGGCCGAACTTCTACTACGCCGGACTGTTCAACATGGGCGACACGCTGCCGCTCATCATCATGTCGGGCCGGCTCAAGGTGAACACCACCGTGCGGGTCCTCGGCATCACGTACAGCGTCGGCGACGACGGCCAAGAGGACGTCGAGCTCGTCGTCGGGCGACCCGACACCACCCTGGCCGACATTCTCGGGGCGACGGCGGCCGACGTCGACGCCCTGGCTAGGAGGTAGGAACCATGACCCGATACGCCCCACTCTGGCAGCAGGCGGGCAGCTACGCCGCCGCCCTCGACCGCCTGCTGATGCAGGCGTTATGGCCGAGCGGCGGCGCCAACGGCGGCGCGGTCAGCGCGTCGGCGACCACGATGCAGGTCACCGCCGCGCCCGGTTTCGCCGCCGTGCCGCTGCAGTCGGGTGCGGGCTGCGCCCTGTGCCGTTGGGACGCCAACGAGACGCCGACGCTCGCCGCCGCCTCGCATCCCGCAGGCCAGACCCGCATCGACCTCGTCATCGTGCAGGTGCGTGACAACGCGCTCGACGCCGGGCCGAATAATGACTTCATCATCACCAGCGTGACCGGCGTGCCTGCGGCGTCCAACCCCGCCGTGCCGGTGACGCCGACGAACGCGGCGGTGCTCGCACAGGTGGTCGTGCCCGGTGCGGTGGCGAACCTGAGCACGGCGACGCTCACCGACGTCCGGGTGTTGCTCAACCCGGCTGGCGAGCCGCCGACTACGTCGGGGGGCACTGTGTCCAAGCTTGACATCCATGGCGAATTGTGGGTGGCCAAGGCGGGTGTGGCCGGCGGGGCGTGGAAACGGGCGCGCGACGTGCTCCATGCCAACATTTATAAAAACACCGGCTGGTCGACCGCCCCCGGTCTCACGGGCATCGTCCTCGACACCCCGGCCTTTGACCCTTATGGGCTTTACAGCTTAGCGAACGGTATATTCACCGCCCCCGTTGCTGGGCTATGGCAGCTTGCCCTCA